ATTCAGGAATACAATCAGCATTCTGGCTTCATTGATCCTTTGCCAAACGCCTGCATACCTTAACCAAAATACCCAAATCCAACGCCCTCAATTCGAGGGCTTTTTAATGCCCGAAAATTAAGGAGAACTTAGATGAGTTCTGGTGCACGTATTAAATTATTTTATGCTGAAGAGCAAACCCCCGAAGTATTACCAACTACACCCGTATGGAAAACCGTTCGTCGTGTGACTGATGGTTTAACTGAAAACGTCACCACTGAATCATCAAACAGTGTGGTCGATTCGCGATTCCGTCAAGGTGGTTTTGCAACTGAAGCAGAAATCACAGGTTCTTTAGAAGTTGAATTATCTATTGGCTTGTTTGATGACTTCTGGTCAGCAGTTGCAATGAATAACTGGGCCAGTGATGTTCTTAACTTTGGCGGTAATGTGCGAAAGACATTTACCTTCGTCAAAGTTTTTGAAGATATTAACCAGGTATTTATTTACCGTGGTGTACGCATAAATGAAGCTACGATGTCTATTGCTACTACTGGCAAAATCACAGCTACATTTGGCTTGATGGGCACTCTGTTTGAGCGCACTACTACAAACCCTGTTATTTCGCCTTTACCAGTCCCTGAATTAGTCCTTGTTTCAGCGATTAACGTCGGTGATCTTAAAGTTAATGGTGAAACTGTGGTCGGCACTGCTTGTATGCAGTCGCTTGAATTGACTATTAACAACAACATGGAAGCAATTCGCTGTATTGGCTCTAAAAAGCTCACTGCAACGACTTATCTTGAAAAGATTGTCGATATCACCGTCAACACTAAATACATGTTCTCGGCTCAATCAGCAGGGTATATCGACTTCATTAAAACCCGTGACACCATGCCTTTAGAGTTCTCAATTGAAGATAGCAAGGGTAATGGTTATGCCTTTGAGTTCCCTAAACTTGAAGTTGCTGAAGCTAATCACCCAGATGGCGGTGGTGAAGATACGATTACTATCGACATCAATTACAACCATATTCGCGTATCGCCAGTTATTACTCGTGTGATTGCACCTGTAACACCTTAATACTGATTTGGCAGCTTAATTGCTGCCTTCTTTTTTGGAGAAATAACATGGCTCTTGAAGTCAATATTCAAAGAAATAAAGACGTCAGTTTGTGGCGCGAATATAAAGATGAAGAAGGTAATGTACTTGCTGAGTTCAAAATCCGAGGCATTGGATATAAGCCTTATCAAGTAGCTTTAGAGCGTGCGAATAACCAAATCACAGCTAAAGGATTTGATGTTGCTAAAGCTTCACCCGATGACAAACTCTTTCATGAATTACTATTGGAAGCAGTTGCATGCCATTTAATTGAAGACTGGAAAGGAGTGGTTTTTGTTGAGGAAGACCCTGAAGGTGAGTTGGTAAAAACAGAGCCTACATTCAATGGTGAGAATGCATTTAAATTACTTAATATGGGTGATTTAGGCGTTTCAATTTGGTCATTTATCCGTACTGAATCTGAAAAGATCCAATCTGAAGCAAACAAATATCGAGATGATGTTGTGGGAAAGTCACAAACCTCTACAACTACGCGAACAAGTACGCGGGGCTCACGGACCACGAAAAGAAGCAAAGAGAAGCACTCGGCGTAAAGCTTCCTGATGCGCCTGACTATTCTTATGTAGCCAATGTCATCCTGACTGCATATAACACAATTGCACGATCTAGACGCTATGAACAAGGTGTTCCTCTGGCGTTAGATATTTCCGCAATTAATGCTTATGTTGAGCAATATGATTTACCAGTTGAGCGTTACATCTTTAATGACTGTATCTTTACGCTTGACGATATGTTCTTGGATGAGGCGCATAAGAAAGCTAGTAAGAAGTGAAAAATGTTAAGTATTGTCTTTTAGTGGGCGTCTACTTATGACGCTTACAAAAGAATTAATATTTCATAATCAAAAAAAATGATTGAAAATTAATTAATGTTAATATATTAATGCGTATCAAATGAATTCCATTAGATCAAAGATATAGGGAGGTTTGTATTATGATTAATGATTCTGAATACACGTTCTCCCTATATGTATCTGGACTCAAACTTTCTGAAATCAATCCCTTAGAATCTGCAAAGCTTTTAGAGGCTTTATGTAAGATTCTTGGTGCAAAACATCTTGAATGGGGTGAAATTAAGGAAGGTTCTGCTGATTATGCTGTTAAGTGTAAAGCAGAATATATCGAAGAAAAATTAGAGTCCGTAAGCAAATCTATTTCTCAAGATACAAGAGCTATCGGTATTATTACCGAGTTCTTAAATAAACACCCTAAAGCTAGTACATTGCTGAGATATAAAAACTCAGCAAATGATGAATACATGGAATTACATAAGTTCCAAAGAAAAGAAGAAAGTTTTGAGTTTGTTCAACAAGAATCTATTCGAGGAAGAATAGTTGGATTGCTTGAAGGTAGAGATAAAACTGATCATATATCTGTTAATACTATTTCAGGGAAAAATGTAAAAGTAACCATTTCACCAGAGCTGTCAGCAAACTTGGGTGTTAAGTGGAGAACAGAACATCAGCTTGAAATATCTGGTAAAGCAAAATATAAATATAGAAATTATAAAGATGTTGAATTAGTTCAATTTATTGCAGAAAGTATTAATGAAATCCAAGAAGGAAATATATTAGATTGGATAGATAACTTCAAAAAAGCAGGGGATAGTGGTTGGAATGATTTTGACGACCCTATAGAAGCTTGGCTAAAGGAGCGTCATGAGTGATTGTTGCCATTGATACAAATGTATTAGTTTCACTAGTTAATGAAAGGGCAACCTATATTAATCTGGAGACATTTTTACATCAAAATAATGCAACATTACTAATTCCGACTCCTGTTGTTGCGGAATTTACCGCTATTGATTTCAGTAAACGCCGAAATCAATTTATGTCCTTTCAGCATAAAAATGTAATTATCTCTGAATTTGATCAACTTTCTGCTTTTGTTTGTGGTGAGATAACAAGCAAATTAAGTAAGGTTCATTTTGAAGATAATCGACAAAGAACAAAAATTGATTTACAAATCATAGCAATAGCTTTAGCTAAGAAGGCTAATTTATTAATATCAAATGATAAACATATCCATGATTACCTCTTAGATCTTGGAGAAGAGGAACTAAAGGTGTGTAAATTGCATGAGATTAAGTTAAATCTTAGGTTGTTTGACTTCGATTAAATAGAATTAAAAAGAAGCCCGCACTCAGCGGGTTTTTCTTCGTGTGACATTTAATGATCAGTTTGTTAAAGTTAGTACACTTTATAACAAACGGTGAAATTCATGAAAAAATTATTGGCTACTGGATTATTGAGTTTGGGATTAGTTGGGTGTGCTACTACCCCTCAGCAACCATCAGAACCTGTAAAGTTTGAAAAGGTTTATCAAATAGATGGATTAAAGCAAGGCCAAATTTATGATGGCGCACGTCAATGGTTTGCAACAGCTTTTCGCTCAGCAAATGCAGTAATTCAGTACGAAGATAAGACTACGGGTTCAATTATTGGCAAAGGTAATATGCCATACCGTTGTTCTGGGTTTGCTGATTGTATGACAGTTACTGCCGGTGATCGAGTAGATTTCACTGTTCGTGTAGACACAAAAGATGGAAAAATGCGAGTTAGCTACGACAATCTTAGCCACTACAAACCTGCACAGGTGATTAGTGGAGTTCGCTACAATGAAACTAATAGACCTATTACTGAAAACTATCCATCAGCAAAATTAATTGTAGATGAATTAAATAAATCATCTGATGAAATGGCTGAAAAAATCAAAACACAGCAAAAAGCTAACGCGGATTGGTAATTAACATGAGCACAGAAAGTCAAGGCATGACCGAGAGTGAAGTTTGCAATGCTCTTGGATGGGGAATAATTGTTCTAGGTATTATTTCTGGATTTATTTTTATACTTGTATTTGGGCGAGTTGAGGTGCCAAGAACTTATTATGGTACCGAGACCGTATGGTCAGGAATCATGGTGATTACAGGTATTGGGATAATCTTTAATGGATTTTTAGTAGGCTATCTGTTCCAAAAGATTGCCAGTATATTGAGATATCACGAGAACAAGCTCTCATCTTAAAAACTATCCCTACATAAATCAAACCTACCAACCCACTCAGTAAGTGGGTTTTTTATTGCCTAGAGGAAAGTAAAAAATGGCACAAGAATCACGTCTCGTCATTGTAATTGATGCAAAAAATGCAGAGCGAAATGCACGAAATCTAGGCAATGAATTGGATAGCATTGAGCGTAAAGGTGACTTTGCCACCAAATCAATGGATGCATTATCTGTTGCTACACGTCAACTTGCTGGATACATGGCTGGATTAGTTACTGTAAGTGCTGCAATTTCTAAGATGGACACTTACACTGGTCTTCAAAACCGTCTCAAATTAGTAACTAACAACCAAGTTGAGTTAAACAAGGCAACAGAAGATACCTTCCGAATTGCTCAAAAAACCTATTCAGCATGGGATTCTGTTCTACAGGTCTACCAGCGTTTTAGTGATAATGCCAAAACTTTAAACCTCACAATGGATGACACAGCACGTTTAACTGAAACAGTATCAAAAGCTGTAGCAATAAGTGGTGCAAGTGCAGCAGCAGCAGATGCAGCTTTAGTTCAGTTTGGGCAGGCATTAGCAAGTGGAACATTGCGCGGTGAAGAGCTTAACTCTGTAATGGAGCAAACCCCAGCATTAGCAAAAGCAATTGCTCAAGGTATGGGTATAACTGTTGGAGAGTTACGCACAGTAGCAGCGGAAGGGAAAATTACTTCCCAAGAAATCGTTAAGGCCTTAAAGAATGTTCAAGCAGATGTAGATGCCTTATTTGCTAAAACAGACATCACTATTAGCCAATCGCTAACGCTGCTTAACAATGAAATTACTAAGTTTGTTGGCGAGTCTGGAAAGGGATCTGGCGCAGCTCAAGTTCTTGCAGGCACTATCCAAACTTTAGCTAGCAATTTAGATGTCTTAACCTCTGCAATGATGGTTGGTGGTGCTTATTGGCTTGGAACCTACATTCCTGCAATTTATGCCTCTGGTGTTGCTGTAGCTGCAAAAACGAAGGAATTAGCGGTTCAAACCGTAACGCAGTATGCTGCAATTCAGGCCGAGCGCGCTGCTGCTGCTCAACAAGTTATAAGCACTCAGGCACTTGTTGCTAATACTCAAGTAACGTTGGCTGCTATAGCTGCTGAGAAAGCTCTAGAAGTACAGCGCCTTAAATCTCAAATTACTGAAAAAGGCAGAACAGCGACATTAACTCGTATGGCTGAGTTAAAGAAAATTGAGGCTCAAGTTACAAGAGAATTGGCACTTGCTGAAGAAGCATTGGCTGTAGCTCAATCAAGATCAGCAGCAGCTGGTGCGGCAAGTGTAGGGATAGGTTCACGGCTTTTAGGTTTACTTGGTGGTCCAGTTGGTATTGGGATTACAGTTGCAAGTCTGGCTGCTGGATATCTTTTGATGCGTGACAATACTAATGAGGCCAATAAAAAACTTGAAGAACAGGCTCGAGTTGCGGAAAAGACAGACGAAGCATTAAAGAAATTAGCTGGCAATGATAAAACAAAGGCAGTTGATGACCTAACGGCAGCATTCAATGCCCAAAATGAAGCATTAGAGAAATCGTCACGTTCTGTTGCATCTGCATTAATTGATATCGAAAACTATGCTCGTGGCAATTGGGAAGTTGAAAAAATTTCTCAAGAGGCTCGTAAAGGAACTATCAGCTATACAGAAGCCATTGAGCGCTTAAATAAAATTAAGTTACCTACAGATCTATATGAAAACCTTAAAAAGCAAGCCGCGCAGTATGATGAGAACTCGTCAAAAGCGAATTTATCTGCGGAGAAACTGAAATTATTTACTGTTAATGTACAGCTTGCTGGCAACCAAGCACAAAATGCTGCTGTTCAAGTAAAGGGAAATACTGATGAGCTAAATAGCAATGCGAATGCTGCAGATAAAGCTGCAAAAGCACAGAAAGGATATTTCGATAGCCTTCGCGCTGAAGTTCTAAAATCTAATGAAGAGTTAGCTTTGTTAAATCAAGGCTATAGTGAAGAAGCTGTTAAAAAGATTCTAGAACTTCAAAAGGCAAAACAAGCCGTTGCGCCTCCTGGTACTACTGCAATTATCTCTAAAGAAGAAATGGATGTAGTCGCTCAAGCAGTAAAAACTTTAGACTTACTTAAAGACAAAAAGGATGAGCTAACAGCTGCAGAACGCAAACACACAAGTGAGCTAGAAAAACAGCAAAAGATTATGGCTGTTAATGCTAAAGTTCAGGCACTTTCTGCTAAGTATGATATTTCATCAAAGGCCGCTGCTGCCAATGTGCCGCAAGGTTTAATCGAAGGTATGATCATGCAGGAGAGCCGAGGGGATACGTATAGAAATGGAAAACTATTAACTTCTCCAGTTGGAGCGCAGGGGGTAGCTCAATTTATGCCTAAGACTGCAAAACAATATGGGGTTGATGTTAAAAGTGAAGAATCTAGTATTAATGGAATGATCAAATACGTCTCAGATCTTCTTAAAATGTTCAAGGGTAATGTCGAGAAGGCTGTAATGGCTTACAACGCGGGTCCTGAAAATGTCAGAACTGGCAAGGCAAATGGATTTAAGGAAACCAAAGAATACCTATCTAACGTTAAGTCATATGTGGCAGGGTTCAATGGGTACACTGCTGGCGACATTTCTTCCAACGACTTTGATAAGTTACTTCAAGATGCCACCAAAATGGCTCAAGACCAAGCTAAGTTACGCTTGCAGCTTGAAAATGAAGTTGCCAATCAAGTTACTAAGATCCGAAATGATCTTGCTAAAAAACTTGAAGATGTTGATAAAGCTAATTTTAGTCCTGAGCGTAAAGAGCAAATTAAGGCTGAACTACGGGCACGTGCAGATAATGATATTGCAATTGCAGAGCAAGCTACAAAGTCTAAGCTAGATTCTTACCGTGACTTTTTAAAAACAGAAGAACAACTTCTAACAGACAGTTTTGCAAAACGTCAGTTTGAAGCTGCTCATGATCTAGAATTAACAAAGGAACAAAGAAAAGCGGCAGTAGATCTACTTGCAAAACAACTGCAACAAGAATTAGCACTAATTCAGATAGCACGAGAGCAGCGTTTATTTCAGGCCAGACAGTTCTTGTATTCAGAAGTTGATGCCATTAAGGAAAGGTATCGTATTGAACGGGAACAGATTGCATTAACTACTAAGGATGAGGAAGAGCGACGGGAACGTCTATCTTTATCTAAGGCGCAAGAACGTCTAGAGATTCTAGATAAGGCTTTTCAATCTAGTAAAAATTGGGATCAGACTAAAGCCGATATGACTGGTAATAGTCAGCAATACCAATTAAACCAAACGCGCATTGATCGGAGGGCTCAATCTCTAAATTTAGCAAATAATCAAAAAGCTGCACTCGATATTCAAGCTGAAGACCCAAATGCAAACTTAGAAGAGATTGCAGCAAAAAGGGAGCAAATTTGGGCTGAGCATACAGAGCGTATGAAGGTAATTGAATCAACTTATCAAAACGACTCGTTGAATCTACAGTTATCACAAGCTCAAGCGGTGACTGGGGCATTTACAGGAATGTTTGGTGCAATTCTAGGAGAATCATCAACGGCTTATAAAACTTTGTTTGCAACTCAAAAGGCCTTTGCTTTAGCTCAAGCTGGTATGAATGTTTGGAAAGCTGCATCTGATGCATATGCAAATGCCCAAGGTACCGTTTGGAACAAATTGGCTGAGGCTGCAATAGCAACCGCTAAATCAAGTAGCTTTATTACATTAATCCAAGCTGCAACTCCGCAAGGATTTGCAGACGGTGGTTATACCGGTAATGGCCTTAAACACACTCCAGCCGGGATTGTGCATAAAGGCGAAGTCGTATGGTCGCAAGAAGATATCAAACGCTGGGGTGGTGTTAGCGTTGTTGAAAGCATGCGTCAAAGTAAACCAAGTGGTTATGCAAATGGAGGTTATGTTTCTAATAATACTAGTGAAGCTATAGCAACACGACGGGAGGCACGACA